AACATATTATGTAGAAGATGTTGGAGATGCAGATTTTGATAAAATTGAAGTAGATACATTAGATGAGTTTTATGCTGATAGAGTTAATAATCCATCAGAAGGAGAATGGGATATAACTAAGTTTGTAGATACATCAAGACTACAAGTAAATAGAGCTTTTGAGTATAATGAAATAGATTTTAGTTATCAAGAACCAAGCACTTTGCTGTCTATAAATCATCAAGAGCAGTTTAATGATATATTTGGTGATGAGGAAGTTAGACCACAAGGAATTGATAGAGGAACTGTTTATGAAGTTGAAGTGCCTTTTGAGCACATGAAGTTTGAAAGATTGTTTGATAAGAATCTAACATCAAGCAGTCCTTATGATACTGCAGACACAGCATATCTAACTGATATATTATGGGGATATTCTGCTGCAGGAGAGTTTACCTCTGACACAGACGTAACTCCTAATACTGGTAATTATGAACCTGTACTTACAAAACCATTAATATTTTATGCAGTTCAAGAAACAGGATTGACTGCAGGCTCTGGTATTAAGTGGATTTCAGATTCACCACCTACAGAAATAACACAATATTATAGACCATCCAATACAAATGAAGATGGAACAAGTTCAACAGCACCATCTTTTACAATAAACTTTGACGATGAGATTGACGAATGGAATTTGCAAAACTATGGAGGAACAACAAATTCATTATTTAAGAAGTTTTATGCTACTTATATAAATGGAATATTTAATGAGAAAAAAAGAATATATAAATTAAAAGCATATTTATCTACTGATGTTTTGGCAAACTATAGATTAAACGATGAGCTTATAATACAAAACAGGGCTTATCGTATTAATTCTATAAGAACAAACTTTAATACAGAGGTAAGTGATTTAGAACTTTTAAATAAATTAAGCAATGATTAAACAAATAATAGATTTACTTAATGCTTCTGATTGGTATGGAGAAGATGAATTAATTGATATTGCTAAAGGTAAATATGCAGGGGTTAGTAATTATAGTGAAATGAAAGAACAGCTAAAAAGATTGAAGCATGGCAAGTAAGAAAATATTAATTAGTGTAGATATTACAACTAAATCTGCTGAAGTAAACGTAGATAAAGTAGTAAATAAACTAAAAGAACTAGAAGGAGCACAAACAAAAGTTACAAAAGCTACAGAAAAAGGTAGAGCACAATCTGGTCTTAATAATGCAATATTACTTGAAACAGGTCGTTTAGCATCAGATGCTTCTTATGGTTTTACAGCTATTGCAAACAACTTGTCGCAAGTAGTAACGCTATTTGCTAGTTTTATAGAAACAAATAAAAGTGTAACAAAATCATTTAAAGAATTAGGTAAATCATTAATTGGTACTGGTGGATTTTTAATTGTTGTGCAGCTTTTAATTTCATTTGGTCCTAAGCTAATGGAAATGCTTAGCGGGGTTACACAAGAAATGAAAGACCTTAAAGATGTTCAAAAGGCAGCAGCAAGTGCAGCAGGAGAACAGATTGGGCAATTGCAAACACTTGTAAGAATATTAGATGATAGCACACAATCTTCTTTTGAGAAACAAGCAGCTTTAGATAAGTTAAGAAAAGAACATAAAAAGTTAAATGTAGAACTAAATGAAGAAGGAACATTAACTGAAGAGTCTAAAAAAGCTATAGAAGAATATATACCTGTATTAAAACAAAAAGCATTAGCAAATGCTATTATGACTAAGATACAAGCTAAATATGTGGAGATGCTTGAAGTTGAGCAATCTTCAATTGCAGATAATATAAAATTTTATGAAGCAGCTTTAGCTTTTCTTAAATCAGGAGGTCGTGCAACTTCAGAAGAATTAGTAAAAATGACTTTAAAAGGTAAAGAAAGAAGAGAGCAAACAGTTGTAGATATTCAAGAAGATATAAATAGACTTATCGAATCGTTTGCAGAACTTGATACTATAGGAACTGACCCTGAAGAAACAAATGCAGTTAAAACAGTAAAAGCAATAGGAAGTGTATTAAAAACAACAAATAAAGAAGCCTTTAAAGATGCAGGTGCTTTCTTAAAGAATTTATCTAAAAATTCAGATACTCAGTTAAAAATTAGAGCTAAAGAATTGAAAGATGCAGATAAAATGCAAAAAAAAGCAACTAAAGATTCTATAAAATTAGCTGAAATAGAAAGAGATTCTAAATTACAAGCATATCAAGATGTGGGTAATGGATTAATGGCTTTAAGTCAATTAGCTGGAAAAGAAACTGGAGTTGGTAAAACATTGGCTATAGCTTCAACGTTAATATCAACTTATGCAGCAGCACAGAGAGCTTATGAAAGTCAATTTAATTTACCTACTCTTGATGCTCCAGCAAGAGCAGCTATTGCGGCAGCAGCAGCTATTGCTCAAGGTTTAGCTAATATTGCAGCTATAAGAAAAGTACAAACACCTGCAGGTGCTGGTGGAGGTGGAGGTGGAGCAGTTACCCCCACAACGATAGAAGCACCAGACTTTAATGTTGTAGGAGCAGGGGGTGTTTCGCAGTTAGCTACAGGATTAGCTGGAATTACTGGCAAACCAATTCAAGCATTTGTGGTTAGTAAAGAAATATCATCAGCACAAGAATTAGACAGAAACATTACAGGAAACGCATCATTAGGTTAATTATATAAATAAGTTTAATATGAAAATAGTAGAATTATTAATAGACGAAGAACAATTATTATCTGGCATAGAAGCCATATCTATTGTGGACCAACCTGCAATAGAAGAAAACTTTATTGCTTTATCTAAACAACATGAAGTTAAATTAGCACAAGTAGATGAAGAGAAAAGAATACTTATGGGTGCTGCATTAGTGCCAGATAAGAATATATACAGAAAAGATGGTGAAGAAGAATATTATATATATTTCTCAAAAGATACTGTAAGAAAAGCATCTCAATTATTTTTAATGAGAGGTAATCAAAATAAATCTACATTAGAGCATCAAGCTGAATTACATGGATTATCTGTAGTTGAATCTTGGATTATAGAAGATGAAGTACATGATAAATCAAGAAAGTATGATATGGATTTACCTGTTGGTACTTGGATGGTGTCAATGAAAGTAAATAATGATGATGTTTGGGAAAACTATGTAAAAACAGGATTAGTAAAAGGATTTAGTATTGAAGGATACTTTAAAGATAAATTAGAGATGGCAGCAATAGATGATGTAGAAAATGAAGAAGAAGCTACAGAAATACTATTAGAGATTGCCAATTCAATACTAGATAATAAATATGAATTACAAACTTATGGTGATTACGGAAGTGGTGTTAGAAATAATGCCAAAAGAGGTATTGAATTAAATAAGAAAGTAAATAATAAATGTGCTACAAGCGTAGGAAAAATAAGAGCTCAGCAATTGTCAAGAGGTGAGAAATTGAGTTTATCCACAATTAAGAGGATGTATTCATATTTAAGTCGAGCAGAAACTTATTATGACCCTAGTGATAGTAAAGCGTGTGGAACTATTTCATATCTATTATGGGGTGGGAAAGCAGGATTAAACTGGTCAAGAGGTAAACTAAGAGAGCTTGGTGAATTGAAAATGGCATCGATGGTTGTTGATAAAGACCATGCAATTATAAATGATAGATTAGCTTATTCATCTGAAGAGATGGCTAAAAAGATGGCAAAAGATTTAGATTGTGACGGAATACATGAACACGAATTTGAAGGTAAAACTTGGTATATGCCTTGTGCAGAACATTTATTAGCAGAGGTTGGGCCAAGAGGAGGAGTAAGAAGAAGTCCTAAAGCACCTAAATCTAGCACACCTAATCCTAATCCTAAAGGAAAAGGAACAGCTAAAGGAGATGCATCTGGTAAAAGAGGAGCTAAGGTTTCTGCAAAAGATAGAGCATCTTTGCAAAAGAAAGCAGATGATTTTAACAAAAGATATAAAGAAAAATTAGGTTATGGCATAACTGTTGGTATGTTGGCTTCTGTGTTTCAAAGAGGTCTTGGTGCTTTCAATACAAGCCATTCACCTAATGTAAAATCACCCTCACAATGGGCACACGCAAGAGTTAACGCTTTTATGTATTTGGTAAGAAACGGAAGACCACAAAATGCTAAGTATACAACAGACTATGATTTATTGCCAACTAAACATCCTAAAAGCTCTAAGAAATGAAAAAAACAAATGAAACATTAGGTAGAGCTGTACCAAGAGGAAAAAGAAGAGGTTGTCTATGTAAAGATGGAAAAACATATTCTAGAAAATGTTGTGATGGCACTTTGCGTTCACAAGGAATAGGCAAAATCTAACAACCTTTTATTACTTAGTTACTTTAATAGTAAAATTAATTTTATAATACTTAATTTATGGAAAAACAAAAAGCTACATCAATTCTAAACGACATCATGGAGAAACTTTCTCTAATTAAAAAAGATGACGTAAAAGAGGTTGAGCTTAAAGAAGAAGAAGTTCAGCTTTCTGAACAGCTTACTGAAGAAGAAGAAATGTCTCAAGAACTAACTGAACTTGCTTGTCAAGAAGAAGTAGTTGCTGAAGAACTTTCATCTGATGAGGTAGAAGCTGAAGAACTACAAGAAGAAGTTTCTGTTGAAGAAGTTTCTGAAGAAATTGAAATGGATATGGACAAATACGTTTCAAAAGAAGAGTTTGATATGAAAATCAAATCAATTATGGATAAGATTGAAGAAATGAAGTTAGGTTATGATAAAGAAAAAGTTTCTATGAGTAAACAAATAGAAGAGCTTTCTAAAGAACCTGCTGCACAACCTATCAATCAAGGTTCTGAAGAGCAACCTAGAAAAAAAGTTCTTTACTCACAAAACAGACAATTCAGTACAAAAGATAGAGTATTGAATCAAATTTTTAACATTAATAGATAAATAAATAGACAAAAATGGCTACTACTACATCAATTACTACTACTTATGCAGGGGAATTTGCTGGTGATTATATTTCAGCTGCATTATTATCTGGTAATACCTTAAATAGAGGTAATATCGAGATTAAACCAAACGTAAAGTTTAAAGAAGTAATCAAAAAAGTCGCAACTGATGCTAACGTAATCAAAGATGCAACTTGTGATTTTTCTGATACTGCTACTGTAACTTTAACAGAAAGAATCCTTCAACCAGAAGAGTTCCAAGTAAACTTAGAACTTTGTAAGAAGGACTTTAGAAGCGACTGGGAAGCTATCCAAATGGGATACTCAGCGTATGATAACTTACCTCCAAAATTCTCTGATTTCTTAATCGGACATGTTGCAGGTTTAGTTGCAGAAAAGACAGAACAAAATATCTGGGGTGGTGTGAACGCTAACGCAGGTGAGTTTGACGGATTTACAGTTTTAATGGCTGCTGATTCAGACGTAAACGATGCTGCTAACGGTTCTGAAACTTCATTCACTTCATCTAACATCGTTACTTTATTAAGTAATGTTGTAGATTCAATTCCTAACGCAGTTTATGGAAAAGAAGATTTAAAAATATATGTTCCACCAGTTGCATTCCAAGCATATGTAAGACATTTAGGAGGATATGGTGCTAACGGATTAGGTGCTCAAGGATATGACAATAAAGGTAACCAATGGTATGAAAGCAATGCTTCATTATCTTTCGAAGGTATTGAAGTTGTTTATACTTCAGGTATGCCAAGTGACCATATCGTTGCAGGACAAAAATCTAACTTATACTTTGGTACAGGATTAATTGCTGACCACAATGAAGTAAAAGTTCTTGATATGGCTGATTTAGATGGTTCTCAAAACGTAAGAGTTGTTATGAGATTTACATCTGGTATTCAGTATGGAATCGGTTCAGATTTAGTATTATTAACATTAGCTTAATAACTAAATAATTGTATAACTTAAGAAGGGTAGGTGGTGTATTCTACCTGCCCTTTTTTAATAAAAAATAAATATTATGGCTTGTGATTTAACATTAGGAAGAAAAGAACCATGTAAAGACGTAGTTGGTGGTATTAGAGCTGTCTATTTCACAGATTTTGGTGACTTAGGCACAATAACACTTACTAATGATGAGATTACAGATATGAGTGGTACATTTACTGCATTTAAATATGAAGTAAAAGGAAATTCATCATTTGAACAAAACATCACTTCGTCAAGAGAGAATGGTACTACTTTCTTCGAACAAACACTAAATTTAACATTACACAAATTATCTAAAGAAGATAATAAAGAACTGAAATTAATTGCATTTGGAAGACCACATATTGCTGTTGAAGATTATAATGGAAATGTATTTTTAATGGGTAGAGAGCATGGAGCTGATGTATCTGGTGGCACAATAGTAACTGGTGCTGCTATGGGAGATTTAAGTGGTTATACACTTACATTATCTGCTATGGAAACTTTACCTGCTAACTTTGTTGCTAGTCCAACTGCTGCTGACCCTTATGCTGGGATGAGTAGTGCGACTGTAACAGTAACAGTAGGAACTAATTCTTAATAATTAGATATACTTTGTGAATTTAAAAGGGGTACATTATGTATCCCTTTTTTTATGCAAACAAATTATATTATATTTATTACTTATAATATGATTATATTAACAACATCCACAGGTGCCCAGAGTTTTAAGATAATTCCTAGAAGTACACCAAGCTCTGTGACATTTGAACTTACTGATAAATCTAAACGTACAACAAGTGCAGTTTCAGTCACAGTAAGCAATTCAAACGGGTATATGACAGTTAATGGTAGTTTTAATTTAATTGCCAATAGATTTTATTCGTTTATAGTAAAAGATGGTAGTACAGTTATTTATAGAGGTTCTATATTTTGTACTGACCAAACAGATTATAATGTATTTGATGTTCATTCTGGAGATTATACAACAGAGAACTCATACGATAATGATTTTGTAATATTATGACAAAAAAAAGTAACAGAGCAATGAGAAAAAGATTAAGTGCTCCAAAACCAAAATTAGAAGTACAACAAGGTAAAATTCATGTTGTGAATCTTTCTTCATATACAAGACCTGAGATTAGTGAAAGATATAATCAAGAATGGATTGAATATGGAGACGATAACAATTATTTCAAATACCTAATAGATAGATATAACGGAAGCCCCACAAATAATGCTGCAATAAATGGTATTGCAGAAATGATTTATGGTAAAGGATTAGATGCTGTAGATAGTATTGATAAGCCAAATGAATATAAGGAGCTAAAAGAATTATTCACAAAAGATTGTATGAAGAAGATTTGCTATGACTATAAAATGATGGGTCAAGCTGCACTTCAAATAATCTATTCTAAGGACCGTTCTAAGATTGTGCAAGTAGAACATATCCCTGTAGAGATGTTAAGGGCAGAGAAGGTAGATAACAAGGGTGTAATAAGGGCTTATTACTATGCAAAAGACTGGTCTGAAATAAAAGGTAGTAAAAAACCTAAAAGAATACCTGCATTTGGTACAAGTAACTCAGGATTAGAAATATTATATATTAAACCTTATAGAGCAGGATTTTATTATTATTCTCCTGTAGATTATCAAGGAGGATTACAGTATGCAGAACTTGAAGAAGAGATAGCAAATTATCATATCAATAATATTCAAAATGGTCTTGCACCAAGTATGCTTATTAACTTTAATAACGGAGTACCTACGGAGGAACAAAGAGAGCTTATTGAGAGAAGTATTCATGAAAAATTTAGTGGTTCTAGTAATGCTGGTCGTTTTATATTGGCATTTAATGATAGCAAAGACCTTGCAGCTTCTATAGAACCTGTCATACTTTCTGATGCTCATGAGCAATATAAGTTTTTATCTGATGAATCTATGAGAAAGGTTATGGTATCACACAGAATTGTATCTCCTATGTTAGTAGGTATAAAGGATACTACTGGTCTTGGCAATAATGCTGAAGAGTTACAAACAGCTTCAATACTTATGGATAATACAGTAATCAGACCTATGCAAGTAACTATACTTGATGAATTAGAAAAGATATTAGATTACAATGGTATTGAATTAGATATATACTTTAAAACACTACAACCTCTTGAATTTACTGATTTGACTAATGCAATTACGGATGCTGAAGTAGAAAAAGAAACAGGTATAAAAAAAGATGATGTAGAACCAGAACAAGAGATTGAACAACCTGAAAATATAGAAGAATAATGGCAACAGCACTATTTATTAAAAGAGCAGATTTAGTAAAGAATACAGCAATAAATGCTAATGTAGATACTGATAAATTTATACAGTTTATTGCATTAGCACAAGAGATACATGTTCAGAATTATTTAGGTACTGATTTATATGATAAAATAAGTGCTGATATAATTGCAGGAACATTATCTGGTGATTATTTAGATTTAGTAAATGATTATATACAACCTATGTTAATTCATTTTGCTATGGTAGAATATTTACCATTTGCTGCATATTCTATTTCAAATGGAGGTGTATTTAAGCATAATTCAGAAAATAGTTCTCTTGCCAGTAAAGAAGAGATTGATTTCTTAATTCAAAAGGAGAGAGACTTTGCTGAGTATTATGTACAAAGATTTATTGATTATATGAGTTTTAATGCACCAAGTAAATTTAGCGAGTATTATAGTAACAACAATGAAGATATATATCCTGATAAAGATACAGGTTTTCACGGATGGCAACTATAAAAAAGACATACAAACCTAAAGAGGTAAATAAAAAGAAACTATTAACTTATCTTAAAAAGATAAATAATAAAACAAATAAATAATGGCTACATTATCAGGAAATAAAATAAAAGATACTTACCAGTCATTAATCAAACTAACAGATAATGGTAATTTAACCACAGGAGCTAAACAGCTTACTGATGGTTTTGGCAATAATTCTCCTTTATATATCTCTACAACTCAAATAGGTATAGGAGTTACTCCAGAAACAGGATATGATTTACATGTTTACTCAAATGCCAAAGTAGGAGGTAATTTAACTATAACAGGAGATTTAACAGTAAATGGAACAACAACTACTGTAGATACAGATACATTAAGAGTAGAAGACCCACTAATTGAAGTAGCAAGAAATAATACTTCATCAGATTCAGTAGATATTGGTATATATGGTAAATATGCACCTAGTGCTACAACATTATATTCTGGTTTATTCAGAGATGCAGGAGATGATAAATTTAAATTATTTAAGAATTTAGAAGAAGAACCAACTACAACAGTAAACACAAGTGGAACAGGATATACAGTAGCCACTTTAGTCGCAAATGTAGAAGGAACATTAACAGGTATTATAGCTTCTAGTACAACAGCAACTACTCAAAGCACAGGAGATAATAGCACAAAGGTTGCGACTACTTCTTATGTAGATTCTTCAGTAGGTAATTCTACACTTGCAGAAGTATTAGCAAACGGAAATACTACAGGAGGAACAGATTTAATAGTTAGCACATCTGACCAAATATTTTTACCAGACGGAAGTGTTACAAATCCTGCAATAGCTTTTAGTAATGATACAGATAGTGGAATTTATCATAGTGGAACACAATTTATAATAGCACACGCTGGTTCGAATAAAATGATTATTGCAAATAGTCAAGTAACATTAGAAGATAGATTGATTGTTAATGATACTATAAATGCTGATGATGGTATTTTAATTAGTGGTGCATCAAATCCATATTTAAGCATACACGATGAAACAAATGAAACTTATACTGCTTTATGGTCAGGTGATACTGAAGCAGCATTAACTTTTAGTCATAGTTTATTTAGAATAACTAGTAGTACAAATAATTTTACTGGTACTGATTTAGTTACTATTACAAGTGGAGGAAACGTAGGAATTGGAGTAACACCTGAAAGTTGGGCAACTGTTGGAAATACAAAAGCGATACAAATTTCAACAGGTGGTGCTTTATGGGAAGCTTATGATGGTGTTTTCTTATCTAATAATTTATATTTTGATGGTGCAACTAAATATATTGCATCTCAAGCAGCATCAAGAATAGATTTAAGTTCAACAGGAGAATTTAAGTTTTTTAATGCTCCTTCTGGAACAGCAGATGCTACAGTTTCTCTTGTAGAAAGAATGCGTATAGACAGTTCGGGAATTACAACTTTAACTGCTGAAGGTTATCAACTTGCTATAAAAGATACAAGTAGTGGGAATATAAGTGAAATATTGACATCAAACACTGCGATGGGATTCTTTGCAGATAGAGCAAATGCAGTTGCAAGTACATCAATGATATTTAGTATTGATAATAGTACTAAAATGAATATTC